ATGTCGGAGTCATTCTCAATGTCACCAGAATCCTTGAGGTCATACAAGGTGAGACCAGACTCACGCTTGGCTCCCTCACGATTGACTTGTGCCAGCAGGAAGACGGGAACGTCCAACTCCATAGCCATAAGTTTCACTTGGTGTGAGACCTCAGCAATGCCGTCGTTCTTTTTCATGTTGCGATCCCAAGGCACAAGCTGAAGGTAGTCTATGACAATCCACTCAATCTTGTGCTTACGTTTATACATACGAGCCTTGGCGCGCAACTCATCCACGCTCTTGACGTAGTGGTTGGTGAAGATGGGGGCGTCGGCCATCTTGTCCGTTGCTTCCCAGACGCGCTTCTGGTGTTCTGGTTTCATCATCCCGTCATGCAATCGTTTGAGAGGGACGGCGGCACAGGTTTGAATCATACGGTTGGCCAGAGACTTTGCCTGCATCTCAAATGAGAAGTAGAGGCCGGGCGTGTTGTGGGTGACAGCATTCTGCAACACAATGTTGAGGGCGAGGGCAGTCTTACCACAGGAGGTGGGTGCGGCAATGACCATCACCTCTCCGTTGGCTACGCCACCACAGCTCAGTTTCTCATCTACCTGCGCGATGCGAGTGGGCATGGCAGAGACCTCATAGGTTCCACTCACCATGGCCTTGTAGTCCTCTCTGAGGGCTTCTGCGGCACTTCTGATACTCCCGTCCCCCTTGCCGTCATCAACGTCTTGGAGGGACTGTAAGGAGGCTTCTAGCTTGGACGTAACAGAGTCCGCTTCTTCGTCCCCCTCCTCTGCCTCTTCGATGGCAAGCCTGCAATGACGGATGGTCTGCCGAAGCTTAGACTTCTCCTTCACTATGTTGGCTGCATACGCGGCGTGAGTGGAGGTTTCGCAGGCCTCTTGGATTGTGTAGATGGTGCTGATGCCACCAACTTCATCCTCGTTGCCATTAGAGCGCAGCTGTTCAAGCAGGGTGATATCGGACAACTCCAGTCCCTTGCTCACAATGTCCGCCATCGTCGAAAAGATGATGGAGTTACGGGTGACGTAGAAGTCAGAGGGCTGAATGACCTGCGATACCTCGTCGTAAACGGATCCATCTTCGGAAAGAAGACAGGACGCAAGGACAACAGTCTCTGACTCCAGTGAGTGCGGCTGGGTGTTCTTAGATCGAGGCATACTATTTGTTGTCGCGTTCCTCTTGATCCATCACGAACTCGCAAGCTTCACGGACGCAACCTTTCCCATACGGGTAGGTCACGAGGGTCTGGCCGTGCTTACCAGATAGGACTAAAGACTCAGTGGACATATTTATGTCATAATCAAACTCCATATCGACTCCATTATCTTCTAGCCACGTGAGGATTTGATCGCCCGTGCGCTTCTTCGGTTCTTTGGAGACGCAAGCTGATCTTGGTGTGCCTTCTTTGTAGCCATCACTGCCCTCCCAGTAAGTCTGATTACCATTAGAGTCATATTCACGCCTAGACCAGTAGCCATCATTATTCTCTAAGTAAGTCTGATTACCATTAGAGTCATATTCATACCTCTCCCATAGGTCATCACTATTCTCATAGTAAGTCGCCTTACCATTAGAATCATATTCATGCCTCTCCCGGTAGCCATCACTATCCTCATGGTAAATCTCATTACCATTTTCATCTTTAATCTCGATAGGAAAGCTAAACGCAATTCCTAGTTCCTTATATGTTTCACTTAGTTTTTTCATAGTGCTTTGAGTTTATATTTGATTCCATCTACTTTAATCACCTTACCCGGACAGGTCCTGGCTGATCGCGGAGTGCCTTCCTCGTAGTAAAAACTATTCTCGAAGTGAGTCTGATTACCATTAGAGTCATATTCATACCTCTCCCAGTCGCCATCACTATCCTCCCAGTAAGTCTGATTACCATTAGAGTCATATTCATGCCTAGACCAGTCACCATTACTATGCTCCCAGTAAGTCTCATTACCATTAGAGTCATATATCTCGATAGGACAGCTAAAGGCAATTCCTAGTTCCTTGTATGTTTCGCTTAGTTTCTTCATAGTGCTTTGAGTTTATATTTGATTCCATCTACTTTTATCACCTTGCCCGGACAGGTCTTGGCTGATCGTTGAGTTCCGACCTTATAGCCAGCACTACTCTCGTAGTAAGTCTCATTACCATTATAGTCATATTCACGCCTATCCCAGTAGCCACAACTGCTCTCCCAGTAAGTCTCATTACCACTAGAGTCATATTCTTTCCTAACCCAGAAGCCATAACTATTCTCGGAGTAAGTCTGATGACCATTTTCATCTTCAATGCTGATAGGAAAGCTAAATGCAATTCCTAGTTCTTTATATGTTTCACTTAGTTTCTTCATAGTGCTTCTAGCTTATATTTGATTCCATCTACGTCTATGACCTTACCCGAGCAGGTCTTGGATGATCGTGGTGTGCCGCGCCTGAAGTTATTACTATCCACGTAGTAAGTCTCATTGCCCTTAGAGTCATATTCGAGCCGATACCAGTCGCCATTACTGTACTCGTAGTAAGTCCTATTACCCTTAGAGTCATATTCACACCTCTCCCAGTCGCCATCACCATAACTACGCTCGAAGTAAGTCTCATTACCATTAGAGTCATATTCACTCCTGCGCCAGTCGCGATAACTGTCTTCGAAGTAAGTCCTATTGCCATTAGAGTCATATTCACGCCTAGACCAGTAGCCATAACTAAGCTCCCAGTAAGTCTGATTACCATTTCCATCTTTAATCTCGATAGGAAAGCTAAAGGCAATTCCTAGTTCCTTGTATGTTTCGCTTAGTTTTTTCATAGTATATGATTGTTTTTTCACAAACTCGAAATGGTCTTCACCACCTCCGAGATAAGTTCGTTCTCTAGTAGCTCTTGAGGCATCGGAGACCTCCATATAGAGATCAGCATGAGGCATTTCATATATGCGTCAATGGCAAAACCTTCCGAATTGTAAATTTCTAGTGCTGCAGGTATGGGTGATAGCGGGACTCCCAACTTTTCACAATAAGCAGAGGCCAACTTCTGAGCCTTCGCAATACCGATCCCCTTCATACCCTCAATGTTGTCGGTTGAATCTCCCATTAGAAGTTGAACCAACCAATGAAAGTCCGCCTCAGCTTGTGTCACTTGACGAGGCCAGTCGTCTTTGTTCCAGTTGTAGTGCCAACCTGGGACGCCAAGTAAGTCCTTGTCTATGCTGCACAGGATTGGGTTTTCAACCCGTCCGTTGGTGAGCATGATACCAAGTAAATCATCTGCTTCTAACTGGTCGTGCTTGCACCACCTGTGATTATTTAACTCCTCAAGCTTGTCCATCAATGGGACATAGAGAGGTGGTTTCTCACGTCTCCCAGCTTTGTAGTCTGGATACAGAACCTTGCGGAAGTTGTTGCATCCCGACACCACCAGGTAATGCTTCTGTGCGCGGCAAGCAGAGACCACGCTTTGTATGGTAAACTCCACCATCTCGACAAGGCTATTGAGGCCCGTGCCAGTTGACTCAGCCTTAGCTGCATGAGAGTAAGAGATCAGTTCAAGATCAATGAGGGCAGTTTTGGTATTTGTTTTTAGGTTCATGGTTTTGTATTAGGAGTTTAATCGGTGGCAGATATATATGACTTGGGCAGGGGATAGTGCGAACCACTCACCTCTGCACCTTTGATCGGCAAATTCATTGTGCAAGGTGCGCTCGGACAATTGGTTATGGCAATGAAACAGTCGTAATTTGTGGGAAAAAATAGGTAGTATTTCCCACAAATTTGTATTCAAAGCTCTTTGAGTTTTTTCTCCATAAGCTCGATTGCTTTGTTGTAGCCAGCTTGAAAGCTTTTATCGTCTATGGCTGATCGTGGAGTGCCTTCCTTGTCGCCATTACTGTACTCGTAGTAAGTCCTATTACCCTTAGAGTCATATTCACGCCTCTCCCAGTAGCCATCACTGCGCTCGAAGTAAGTCTCATTACCATTAGAGTCATATTCACGCCTAGACCAGTAGTCATCATTGCTCTCGAAGTAAGTCTCATTACCATTAGAGTCATATTCATACCTACACCAGTAGCCAGCACTACTCTCGTGATAAGTCTCATTACCATTAGAGTCATATTCATACCTACACCAGTAGCCATCACTATCCTCGAAGTAAGTCTCATTACCATTAGAGTCATATTCACTCCTAGACCAGTAGCCATGACTGCTCTCGAAGTAAGTACTATTACCATTAGAGTCATATTCACACCTAAACCAGGATCCATCATTATACTCGGTGTAAGCCTCATTACCATTTCCATCTTTAATTACGACAGGAAAGCTAAACGCAATTCCTAGTTCTTTGTATGTTTCGCTTAGTTTCTTCATAGTTGTGTTTTTTATTGGAATAATCCAGCCCAATACATCAAGCTGAACGAAATTGTGATGCGGATACAGCAGGTAAAGAAGTTTATTTTACTATTTGCCCCATGAAGGACTAAGTTTAAGCCAAATGAAAGGGAGGCAAGCGCTATAAGTATTACTTCGGGTGTTGTCATGGTTTTTATATTAGTTGGTTGTTATTTTTTCTTTCGTAGCTTAGTTTCTTCATAGTGCTTCGAGTTTATATTTGATTCCATCTACGTCTATCACCTTACCCGAACAGGTCTTGGCTGATCGTGGAGTTCCTTTCTTGTAGCCATCACTATTCTCGAAGTAAGTCAGATTACCATTAGAGTCATATTCACGCCTAGACCAGTAGCCATAACTGCTCTTGCAGAAAGTCAACTTACCATTAGAGTCATATTCATGCCTCTCCCAGTAGCCATCACTACTCTCATAGTAAGTCCTATCGCCATTTCCATCTTTAATTACGATAGGAAAGCTAAACGCAATTCCAAGTTCCTTGTATGTTTCACTTAGTTTCTTCATAGTTGTGTTTTATTAGGTTTATAGTTTTGTTTGGATTGGAAGGATATTTCCAGATGCAAGGTTGTATGGTCAAGTAGAATCGGCCTAGTTTTTAAAAAAACTTTGTTTTCTCCTATGCTGCAACTTGGCCTTAATCAAATCGGTGAGTCCTGATGTCGAGACATGGATTTATTAATACTGGAACCCTCTAGCTTGAAGGGCATGGGTAGACCCTACTGCCTTCTAAATTAGTCCCTGCCACGGTTCACCCTACATCTAGATTACCAGTCCGATGCTCAATAACGTCGGGAAAGTTTTAGTTTTCATCCCCGTTTCAATGTAGTTCTGGAACCCCCTGAGCTTGTCAGGTATATGTTGCGACCCCTTCAGATAATCGTCGGCATTTGTTGCCGCACGGGTGGTTAATTTCCCGCTGTCTACTGATCTCTGAATATACATCTAGTTATTGCAGTGGCTTCATCAATTCGGAGTGAAGCTCTCCTAGGTGGGTTGGATACCACCAGACTGTATGGGCATAAAAAACCCTCAATCCGTTATGCGCCAGATTGAGGGTTTAAAGTGCTTGAGAACATGAAAACAAGCGGAAAAATTAAACTGTCGTCCGTCGCATAACGGTAGCATTGCTGCTATGATTGAATGTATTAAACAAGTCTTGGAAACTTGTCAAGCGGTATTATAACATACGTGCTCACCACCTCTTAAAACAAAAAGAGCCGAGATCAATAAATGACCCCGACCCTCAATAAGTGTTTTAGAAACAGCGTAGTGACTGTTAATAAAAACTACTTTTCACAACTTGTCAAGCGGTATTAGACACCGCTTTCAACCATGCGGGACATAAAGGACTCTCAGTAGCTCTCCTTGAGCCGCAAAGGGGCTATATTGCCGTTTTCATGGATTGCGAGACACCTACCTGGGGCAATGAGTGCAAAGCCGCTCACGGAGAACTCAGGAGCATCAATCTCTGTTACGTGATAGGCGGAGTGGACTTGCTCCTCTGATAGGTGCGGGTTGTCTTTTCTGTATTGCTGTATTGTTTTCATTTTCTGTTTGTTACTCCCTTTCTAGTTTTGTAGTATTGAGCCCTAGTCATGCCCACTTGCTCGCAAGCATCCTTCACTGTCATCCCCTTGGCCTTAAGCGTATTCACGTCCTTGACCATTTTATGAGGGTCTAGGCCCAAGGTCTTCAGATGGGTCGTGCCACGCCTTACAGTGATTTCCTCCTCGTATGCTGTAGGCACCTTGCCTTCGACGCTTTCCATGTATCGAACCACGCTTGAAATCATGCTCCCGTTCATTATCGCTTCGCCCTTTCTGTTGCTTGGTAAAACGCGTTTTCGCTTATGCCCACTTTGGCCATCGCCTGAGCCTTCGTCACGCCATTGACGGCCAACTTGAGCACCTCTTCGGCTTGCTGGTCGTAAACCTTTCGCCTATCCTCAATCTCACTTGCCTTTTGCCTAGGCTTATAGTAGCCAAAGGCAACTGCGTTGCGCCTTAAAGAGTCCGCGCTCAATGGATAGTCCGACGAAACGTGTTGCCACGACTCCCCATCGTTTACCCGCTTAGATGCGGATTTTGACATTCTCTTTCGGTCTTCTTCATTGTGACGCTCGAAGGTGGCCTTTCTTTGTTCCCCCTTACTTTGACCCGCCGTGCTTTCAGATAAAAGCCTTCGATAGGCATCTTGGGCGGCACCCGAATTGATAAACTGAATGCAACTAGACATTTGATTTTCCATAA